ACAAAAATTTGCATATGATTTTTATAAAGAAAATTATAAACCAACAGGAGTTGTAATAATTTTTGATGGTTCTGTAAGCATTTCTTATGATTTTCCTCATTTTATGCAGGATTATCCTAGATTCGAAAACTCAATAAATATTTGTTGGGAAATACCAAACCTAAATTCATTAGGAAATGGGTTTTTTAAAAAATTATTCTTATTAAGAATAAAAGAAGAACTTATTAAATTAAACTTATTTAAATCTGTAGATTTAAATAAAAATGATTCTATTTTAATTAGATTTGATGACAATAAAACAAAAGAAATTAATATTTGCTTATTAAAGCAACCAGAACAAAATATTTGTTTAGGATTTATTGGATTAGATGCTAAATCACTAAAATTTAATGAAAAACAAAAGGAAGATTTCTCTAAAATATTAAATGATATTTTTTATGAATTGACTAATTCTACGTTTCTTGATAGTATAAGAACATCATGAAAAATTGTGAAGGTCTTTTTCCTTTTTTAGATTTTGTTTTAAAAAACAAAAATAATTTTGATTCCTCCTTAGAAGTTCCATCATCATTTATGATTAATAGATGGTTATCTATGTCATCTATAGATAATAGTAAAATAATAAATGAAACAACAAATAAATGGAATAAAAATTATCTCATATCAAAAGATATGGAATTATTAACAAAATTTTATAGAACAATCTTGATTAAAAATACTAGAAGACTTTCTTACTTAAACAAGAATAAGAAAAATAAAACAACGAAGACAGAGGATTGTTTTGAACATATACACAGAGAATGTTCAAAAAAAGAAATAACTAGTCAAAAAAACCTTATTGAAGAATTGAATTCATTACATAAATAATATCAAATAATATGATACAAAGACCAAGCAACCTAGAAGACAGAATAGGCGGAACTGTTCAATTAGAACAGTATCAAGGACATGCATTAGAGTTAGATGGATGGACCTTAACTAAGGTGTTAGATGATATATTAATGGTTCAGTATGTAGATGTAAATGAAGATGGAACCGAAATTAAAAGAGGAAGTTTATGGGTTCCTATAAACACCGTTAATTTTGTATGGAGAGTAGGAAAGGTTATTCTCTCTGGTCCTAACTGCAAAACAGTTAAAGAGAATGATTATATAGTGTTTCCTAATGATAAAGGAATACAAGCAGCCAATATAAATGATATCAAGAATATAGTATTTTTGAGTGAAAGTAGAATATTTGGTGTTTGTAATCCAAAATTCATAAAAAATGAATAGATTAACATTACAGGGTTTAGATGCATTATGTTTGACTAATTTAGTCGAATTGAAGTTCATAAGAAGAATAAAGAAATCTTCGTCTTTGCCCACCAGAAGAATGTTATGCACTAGAGATATGAGAATATTAAACTCTAGTCAGGGTAGAATGGTGTTTAATTTTCTGCCACCAATTAAATCTGCTCCATATGATGCAAAATCAAAAAACTTATTACCAGTATTTGACATTATTTTCCAAGATTGGAGAAATATACCAGTAGAGAGTGTTATGGTTATGATGGCAATACCAACTAATCCACAAAAACCTTTTTGGGAATATTTCGATAGAGTTTTAAGAAAAATGACAAAGGTTCAAAAGAAAGATTTTATAAACAAATGAATATTTCTTCTTCAGAATTAGAAGAAATATGCAAATCTCTTTTGCAAAAAACTGTTTCTTTTACTGTAAAAAATAAAGTTTTGAAAAGGGGTAAGATTGAACTTTTTGTACAAAGAAATTTTTATATAATTTTTCATTTGTTGACAGACAAAAACAAAAAAGAAAAATTGGAGATACCTATACCATTTTTATATGAAAATCATATAGAAGATGGATTAATTTACTTTGATTATAGAATTAAATCATTATCTAAATATTGTCCGGAAGTAGAAAATGTTTTAATAAATTTATTAGAAAAAACAAATAAAAAAAATAAATTTGGTGATGTTATATTAGTTATAGAGGAAACAAAAAATGATTAAACAAGAAAAATTATGTTATAATTTATTTAGTGGTACATATTATCATGTATTAGAAAATGATATTAAACTTTTAAGTAAAGGACAGATACCTCTTATAAAGAAACCAACAAATTGTAAAAAATGTTACAATAGAGGTTACTCGGGAAAAAATACAACAGATTTTACATTTATTCCTTGCAATTGCTTAAAAAAGAATATAGATTTTGTATCATTAAAACTAATACCAGATGATACAAACAAAATTTAATCTAAAGACATTTTTTCCTGAGAATTCCACACCTAGACCATCTCAATTAGAAGCATTAGACAAAATAGATAATATTTGGTCTAATGGTAAAAAATATGTAATAGCTTGTATGCCTACAGGAATAGGCAAAAGTCATATAGGATTATCTATAGCCAATAGTTCATCGGAAATAGATGATGATAGAAAAGAACAAATAGTTTCTTATTATCATCACAAAATGAATCAAAATAATGAATATTATTACGATTTAGATAACCATAATAAACCAAACTATGGTTGTTATTTGTTAACAATAACAAAATCATTACAAGATCAATACAAAGATTTATTTCCAGAGATTTCTTTATTTAAGGGTAAAAATAATTATCAATGCCAAGTAGATTTAGAGACTACCGCTGATTATGCACCATGTATATTTTCTAGGAAAATAAAACAAAAATGTTTTGACTCTTGTATATGTCCATATTATGAATCTAAGAATAAAAGTTTATATTCAAAAGCATCTATTTTGAATTATAAAAGTTTCTTTAATCTAAGACCATTTCTTCGAAAAAGGCAGATTATTATTTGTGATGAAGCTGATGGAATTGAGGAAGAATTAGTGTCTCAGTTTACTATTGAGATTAATTACTCCTTTTTAAAATCATGTGGAATAACATTTAAAAAAATAAAAGAAAATGACACAGACAAAGCAAAGGTTTGGTTGTTTGATGTATACAACCAAATATTAGATGAATTAACTAAAGTAAAAAAGAAAGCTAATTTATTAGCAAAAGAAAATGGGGTTTCGTCTCTTCAGGAAAAACAAATTCAGATAATGAATAAACTATCTAAATTGCAATCAAATTTAAATACAGCAATTCAGTATTGGGATGAGTGTAGCTACTTGATAGAAGAAATGAAAGCTGATAAGATTGTATTCACTCCATACGATATAAGACCTTTATTCAAAGATGTGTTTGGTGAATCTGATAGGGTGTTACTTATGTCGGCTACATTAAGTAACCATAAACAATTTGCCAGTAGTATGGGTCTTTCTAGTGATGAATATGAGTATATTGAATTAGATTCTCCATTTAATCCTGAAAAATCACCGATTTATTGTTCTAATAGATATAGTTTATCATATAATAACAAAAATAAAGATTTAGAATCTATGATTGATGCTTGTTTACAAATATGCAAGCAGCATAAAGAACATAAAGGAATAATCCATACACATACTAATCTTATAACACAAGAATTGTATAAAAAATTAAAAGGTGATAGTAGATTTTTGTTTAAAAGCGAAGAAATTTCTAATGAAATGATACTAACTCAGCACAAATCATCGGATATACCTACAGTATTAATAAGTCCATCTTTAGATACAGGAATAAGCTTGGATGGAGACTTAGGTAGGTTCCAAATTATAATGAAAGCTCCCTACCTACCATTGAGTTCTAATAGAATTAAAAAGAAACTAAATTCTAATCCTGACCAATATTCTTATTATATGCTTAATACACTAGTACAAATGGCTGGAAGGTGTACTAGATCTAAAGATGATTTTTCTATAACTTATATACTAGACGGAAATGCAACAAAAGCGATTATGCAAAATAAAACTCTATTACCTAAGCATTTTTTAAAGAGAATACACTAAATATATTAGTGAAAAGCTGGACATACAATAAAGAAATACAGACATTAATAGAACAATTTGCTGGTGCTTTTAATGATATTATAGTTAAAAGATTTGATAAGGAAGGAAACGCATCACCTAATAATTTTAAAGTTAAATTTGTTTATGCTCCTAAACAAAGAGTCTTAGAATCATTAAGAACAGCAGCACCTGGTGGAATGACAACACCAGCAATATCAATAAATATTGCATCAATAGAAAGAGATAATAATAGAGTTTTTAACAAAAACACAGGATTTAATATAGACGCAAAATCTATAGCAGATGGACCTTACAGTGATTTTATAAAATATATAAGACAACCAGTTCCTATAAACATAGGAATAAACATGTCTATAATAACAAAATATCAAACAGACATGGATCAAATATTGTCTAATTTTATACCTTATTGTGATCAATATATAATAATTTCTTGGAAATTACCTGTTGGTTATAATAAAAATTATGAAATACGAACAGAGATACTTTGGTCTGGAACAATAAACGTAAATTATCCAATAGAATTACCACCAAACCAATCTTTTAGAATAACAGCTGATACATCATTCACTATTAAAGGATGGTTGTTTAAAAGTGAAGACTATAATGAAACACTTAAAAAAATTTATTATATAAATACTGATTTTGTACCTGTTTTAGAAAATGATATTAATTCGTGTAAATTAATAACAGACCTAGATCAATACGAAACTGAATCAACACATATATCTGCTAGACCACATATTTATTGCCATTATCCACATAACATCATTAAAGACAATATAGAAGTATATTATGAAAACAATCTAATTTATTTAACGGGTAAATTTTTATCCTATACTAGAGCTATGTATATAAGTTCTAGTCCAAATGTATTCGATGTTTCTCCTACTTTATATAGTCCATTTCAAGGATTAACTGCGCTTGAGCCACTATATCCTAGTTTTTATGGTTATAAATTGTCTGCATACGAGATTATAGATGACGAAACAATTACATTCTCATTACCATTCTCAAGCGCAAATCAAGGTTATATTGATGTTATAGTTGAAAATGAAGCAGGGTATAGGTCTATAATATCAGAAACAACATACAGACATGAAACTTATAAAAAAGATTTAATTCCTACTTCATTATATAAACCATCAGCACTAAGCGGAATTGGAATTTTTTAACATATTTATCAAATATTTAGATTTATTTGACTCGGAAAATATTTCTTCTAATATATTATTAATACCACTTACTGAATTATTTAATAATAAAGACATGTCATTATTCTTTAATGTTGATTCCAATGAATCTAAAATAGAATAATATTCATTTACTTGATCTTGAAAACAATTACAATCAAATAAACTAGTTAAGTTTCTTTCTGGGCATTGTATATTGAAAAAAATATTCTTGTTCTTAGAAACACCAATAATTTCTTCTGAAAGTTTATCAAAAAGTTCATTAAAATTATTATAAACATCATCTAAGATTTTATGAAAATTATAATTGTCACTATGCCAATGTATGAGTTTTATAGAAGACAAAATATCTAGTAGGAATAAATTAAATTGTTTAATTTTATTTTTATCTTCTTCTAAATTATTGTTTATATATACATTAATAGGTGTTAAATTCATTTTCTGTAAATTAATGTTTTGAAAAACATACCATCAATTTCTATTTCTGTTTCTCTTAATAAGATACAATTTTTAGGTAAAACCATTCTGTTTTCAAAACCAGTTATTATATCAGAATTATTTCTGATATCTTTATCATCAATAATTGGTTTAGATTCTGTTATAATTGGTTCAGATTCTACTATTTCAGAGTTTTTATTAAAATATGAATCCAAATCATTTTCTTTAGATTCGTAATCAGAAAAAAACAATTTCCAGAATTTTATAGGAAATAAAAAATTTAATGCTTGTCTTCTTTTATCACAGGATACACACATTTCCTTTTTACCTGTTAAAAAAAAGGTAATAGGAGATATAAGTTTAGAATGTAATGTACAAGCTATAATATCTCCTAAACCTTCAGCATGTCTATATTGTAGATATGGATTTTTATTCATTACCTTTTATTTTTTTAATTGTTGGAGATTCCGGCCATCTTACCTCATTGGGCATTCTAAAATTTTTGGTAATATCCCTCAATTGTTGTCTATAAGACGCCCAGTCTTGTTTTTCTTCTTCAGTCAATGAAACATCTGATAATTGAGTCCAATCAGAATTTTTAAGAAAAAAGTCTCTTGATGTTTTTATTGTAGACCAACTTATATTTTTCATATTTATTTATTTTGGAAAAGCCACATTTTTGTTTTTATATTTGTTTTATAATTTTGGATTTCTTGAGAAAACCTTATATTCAATCTAAAACTACCTAAAGTTTGTGGTATGAATCTAGGAAGAAAAAGGTGATGAAAATTTTTAGTTTCTAAATTTAAATCACTATTAATAGGTAAAACATAATTAGAGAAAAACGTAATATTCTCATATTTGTTATCAACAGGAATCCACACTAAATCATAATAACATAAAACACTATTTGATATATCATTATTAAATTCAATACATTCTACTTCAAATATACCATTTACAGCAGTTTTTTGATTTTTAAAATCTATTAAAGTGTTATCACTATTTTTTATATCAACAAAATTATTTGCTATCGATACATTAACAATTTGTTCTTTACTAAAGAACAAATTTTGATGCATTAAATCTGTTAAAATATAATCTCTTAATATTTCAGAACTTATTCTTCCCTCTGGAAAATCTGGGTCCGATTGTCTATTGATTATGAAATAATCATCAGTTTCAACATCTTCTCTAGCAGGGAAATCATCAAATGTCAAATTAGCCATATATTTTTATTTATGTTTAAATGTTATTATTTCAATATTTCGTATAATATTTTTTAGTTACCAACCAGTATGTTATTTGCATAATAATTTTGATTTCCGTTTATTATTAAATTGTAAACATTGATTTCTTCACATTCAACTTCTTCTATATTATCAATAATATGTTTATTATTATTTGAATCTACTAAAATATCTCCAACTTTAAGTTTATTTGTCAGTTTTTCATTAGGGAATAATTTAGCATATTCTTCTGGATTATATGTAGATAATCCATTGTCATATACATAATAAGGATGCATATGAGTTGACAATAATACCTTTCCAGAATTTAAAACAATTTTTAATAATGAAGTTTCTTGTGATGTTTCTATTCCTGAAACGATTCCTATTTCATTTTGTTTTGTGTTAAAATTATAAGTTAAAATTTCAGTTCCAATATTAACATCTTCGATATTAATAAAATAATTATTAAACAATGTAACTGTAGTACCAGAAACAAAACATTTTGGTCCACCACCGCCGCCGCCACCACCGCCGCCGCCACCACCGCCGCCGCCGCCGCCAGAAGCCTTGTGTTGTTGTTTTGCTTCTTCGTTTTTCTTTTGTTGTTTTGTTTCTACATTGTTTCCTTGTTTAGTTCCTTTATTTTCTTGTGCGTTTTGTTTTTTCTTTTTATCATCATCGTCTTGTTTTTTCTTTTTATCATCATCGTCCTTTTTTTTCTTATCTCTCTGTTTCTGTTCTTCTGATTTTTTCTTTTCTTCGTCGTTTTTCCTTTGTTTTTCTTTTTGTCTATTATCCTCGTCTTCTTTGTCTTTTTTAGCCTTTGCTTCTTTATTTTTTTTATCTTGGTTATCGTTGTTTTGTTTCTGCTCTTGGTTCTTTTCCTTATTAGTTTTATTTTGATTCGTTTCTTTATTCTGTTTTTTATTATTTTCTTCTTTATTTTTATTATTTTGTTCTTGTTTTTTATTATTTTCGTTTTGTTTATTATTCTTTACATTATCAGTTTTATCTTGTTTCTCTTTGTCTTTTTGTCGTTCATTATCCTTTTTCTTTACTTGATTATCAACTTTACCTTTTTCCTTTTTTCTATTATTTTCATTATTTTTTTTGTTATTATTATTATCTTTATCTTTATCTTTTTGTTTTTGTTTTTTCTGATCTTCTTTTTCTTTTTTATTTTCCCGTTTCTCTTTCTCTTTTTCTTTCTTGTCTTGTCTTCTTTCCTTTTCTTTTGCTTTTTTTTCTTTTTCTTTTTCTTTTTTCTTTTCTCGTTGCTCTTTTTCTTTTTGTTTTTTGTCTTTTTCTTTTTGATTATCTTTATCTTTTTTCTTTTTATTTTTTTTCTTTTCTTTTTCTTCTTTTGTATCATTTCCACCATATTCAGTAGTATTAGTAGCTGGTGCTGGTGCTGGTAAAGTACCAAATTCCTTTAGATCAGTAAAGAATGTTGTAGGAGCTTCTTCCAAATCTAAATTAATATCTATCAGTTTTGTATTAAATGGTGCTCCTAATGTTGCGTTTTTAAATTCCCAATAATGGTTTTCTACTTGTGTAACTTTTCCTGTTACTCGATCAGTATTTTCGACTATATCAGTATTTTTTATATATTTTACATTTACTATTTTTTCTATATATGAATCTTTTTTGGAAAAATAAACGGTAAATGTTGTGTTTGAGCTAGGTGCTATTAATGATAAATCTTTTTTATTAAAAAGTTCTAATTTATTTTTTGGTGTAGAAATATCTGCTTGGTCATAATAGTCTGTTCTTACCAAAGAAGTTGCGTTTGTATCATAACCTATTAAATTATAAAGAAAAAACACAACATTTACAACAGTTCCATCAAAATATTTTTTAGCTGGGTAGTTTTTATCTAAAAAATTTAAACAAAGTCTATTTAATCTAGGGTTACTTTCTGCTGATTCTAATACAGAATCATTTATTCTAGAAATTTTATCCTTATATAATATATTTTTTTGTGGTATAATTGAATTTAAGTTTATAATTTCTGGCGTAAATGTTGTTACATTAACTTCAGTAGAAGCTATAATTTCACCTTCTTCGTCTTCTACAGTCTCTTCTTCTATTCTTTGAAAATCATCATATACAACGAGCAAATTATCTAAACTTATTTTATCTACTGGTTGAATTGTTCCTTTTATAGAAATTCTTTTAGTTGAAAAGGTAGCAAATATTTGTTCTTCGAATAAAGCAAAATCTTTATTTTTTGTTATTGCACTGTAATATGGTATTTTATATATATCGATTAAAGTTCCGTCATAATATAAATTATTTGCTAAATCTACAGATAAATTAAATATAAAAGAAGGATCTAAAAAATCCCATTTAACAAACACTCCATTGGTATCTCTATATACATATAAAAGTTCAAAATCTTTAAGACCTTTAATTGATAAGTTTACAGTTTCATAAAAACCTTGTTTTACTAAAACTTCACCTATTAAATTTTCTTGATCAGATTGATTTGTTGTTGATAAATTAAAAGATGACAAACCACCAAATTCTCCAGCACTTACTAATGATGAGGTAAACCCATTACTAGGATTAAATGGGTATTGAACAGTAAATTCATATTTATTCCAATAACTACTTAACATTTGAATTGTAGTCTCTAATTTTTGAAGTTTATCATAATCTGTATACGATATAACATCATCTAACCATAACATTAAATCTTCTATCTTTTTTAAAGAAGAATAATTATCCTGTTTTGTTTCTAAGAGTTCACAAGTATCTTGATTTAATTTAACAAAATTATAATTTATTTTTGCTAATCCATCACCAACATTATCTTCTTCGTTTATAGGAATTATATTCATATTAAAAGACCAGTTCTTCTTCTTTCTTTTGTTTCTTCAGGAATTAATCCAGTAACCCTTTGTAATTTCCATTCACAGTCATTCACAATAAAAGTAACATAACCAAACGAAGAATCAGGATATTCTTCGAATAAATAACTAGTTATACCTCTAAGATATCGTTCAACTCCATTTCTATTTGTGAAAGAGTCTGTATAAAAGCAATTCAATCGTCCTTTTTCATTACAACGTACGGTCGTAGAACATGAAACACATCCACAACCATCAACACAAGATTGACCACTTCTCTTAGATGTACAATTGACAACCACTTCTATATCACTAGTTATACATGTAGTGGAAGAAATATCTACATTATTCTTTGATTGTTCCGTTTTTTCATAAGCTAAAACATAATAAATAATAATTTTTTGACCTTCGATATATTCTGGTTTATCTTTTGAGTTGCTGGTTATAATATAATTTTTTGTAACCCACGCATATAAAAGATTTTCTATATAAGATTGATCAATTGTTGAAGAATCTGACCTTATTTTTTGGGGATACAAACTCACTATAGGTTTCAAAAACAATTCCTTTTTTTCTAGGACTTCATCCCAAAGATCATAAAAATAAAACCTGTTATCTTTTATAAATTCATAAGAAAATTTTAACTCATCAAACATTTCCTCTATAAAAGAACAAAACGTATTTATATCTTCTTGAGAGTCTTTTTGAGTAGTTAATAATTCATCTACTATTTTAAATGAATTATTTATTTCTTTTATAGAATCTCCTATTTCTTGTGTTTTAGAAAAATTACCTAGAATTATATTATTTCCCATAATTTTGTTCCTTTATTCACTTTTAAATTTAAAATATCGCTACCTAACAAATATGTATCATTAGGTAATGTTATAGTTTTATTTATTTCTAGTTTTTTACCACCACTACCCTTACATTGTCCAGTAGCACAATTTTTACTATGTGTTGCCTTAGGACAATAATCATACATATTACCACAAACACGTTCTCCATTTGGACCCATTCTATTACATCCTTTAACACCTCCATTAAAATCACAACCTCTACAACATACTGTCATAGTCCCACCATTAGCTAAACATAATTCATCATATTCAGCTTTAAGTGAAAATTTAAATGGTAAGATAGTATCTACATATACTCTTACATTTAAATATTCATATATACCATATAATGAATATTGGAATTTATAGTTAGTCCATTCTAATATATCTTTTTGTGTATTTTGAGAGGCTAATGTTTTGTTTAGAATACCTTTTTTAACATCAAACTCACCCCAACCACTTAATGATACTATTGATGGATATACTATTTCCATTGGTGTGTTTATTATACTCCAAATATTTCGGTGTTTCTCAAACACATAATAAACGTCTAATAAATTTCCGCTAAATTGATTTACAAATGTCAAAAATTTTTCATACTTTTGTTTATTTTTACTATATTTTTCTTTTAGTATTTTATATAAATCTACTTCTTTTTGTTTATTGTCTAACTTTTTTGTTAAAACATCAAAATTTTTCTGAATTATATCAAACGATTTATCCAGACAATAATCCTCTGAAATTAAAACTATATCTTGGCAATTTGGGTCTATAACATCCATATTTAAATCCAGTTAATTTTGTTTAAAAAAGTGTTATGTGGTGATATTTTATGCATATTATTATGTATAGATTCTTCTATTAGTTTTTTTATTTTATCAGAAACATTTAAGTTATGTATATTTATGTTATAATAATTTGATTTGTTACCTGGCATATTATACTTAAAAAAGTGATCTATTTTTTCAATATAATCTCTTTCTCCAACATTTATATTCCAATTAATATTTCCTCTATCATTCGAATAATTATTTGAGAAGTATAATTGTTCAACTTCAGCTTGATTTAAGCATTTATTATAGATTTTTAAATCTGAAATTTTACCTTTAAATTTGTAACCATCTTCTATTTTTAATAAATCATTCAAGCTTGTATTTTTTATAGTAGTAGCTGCAATTAATAAAGGAGACATATATTCATAGTGAATTATAGAATTTTTATTAATTTCTTTACTATCTACTTGTATAGAATCAATATAATAGTTTACTTTTCCAGCTAACCCATCAAACGTCATACAAAAATTATGCCAATTACTAGGTAATGAAGATACATTATAGTTCAAAGTAACAAAATCAAATTTTTGTTTAGCATGATCAGAAGTTTTAATTTTCCAACTTAAACTAGGATCTAAAAATGGACTAAACTTTCTTAAATATGAAAATCCAGTAAAGTCTCCCTTACATGAAAAATTCCAATCTGTATTAAATCTTAATTCTTCATCTTGTATATATGACCTTAAATCTATTAACTTTAATATTTCACCTGTTTCTTGAAAAAAGTATATCTTAAAATTTAATACATCTACAACAACTATTATATCATACAATTTTTTTTGAAGCGGTTTACAGTTTTCATAAAACTCATTAGATGTTGTTCTTATTATATTTATAAAAGAATAAGGATAAGATTTGTCTGTTAATTTACAAAAATCAATAAAATCATCTAATAGTTTTTTATTAAAACTAAATTTTTCTGTAGCAGTTTCAAATTTTATTAAAAAATTGTCTTTTGTTATTAGCCATAAATTATTACTACTATCACAGGTTATGTTTTGACATTTTCCTATATGTGCTTTTATTTTTTTGTTTGTGTAATATCTAGTATTAGGGTCATAATCAGTTAATTTATATAAATTTTCACCAACAACCTCCCACAAATTATTATTGTTGTCTATAACACCTACATCAGAGTCACAATATACAATTGAGTTGTCACTTCTAAAGTCTATTCTTTTATAGTAAATTCCACTTGTTAAAGATGAATTATCAGATTGTCCATTTTGATTTAATTTTAACAGTTGTCCTTCTATATTATCATAAATAATTAAGTTTAAATCTTTATCTAATAAAACTTGTGATATATTTTTTATATATCTCTTAATATTACTAGAATCCGTTGTTATTAATTTTCCATTGCTATCAAACTTATAAGCAATAAAATTATTAACATCAATCATCCAATAATTAAAATCTGGTAATCTTAAAACCCATTCAAATTTAGAATTTTTATATTCTGATAAATCAAAAGAATCTGCCAATCCAGCTCTATAATTTATAGCGTAACTTCTTTGTTGTTTGTTTTCAACAAATGTCAATAAAGGAGATATTTGACCACTATTATTAATTAACCCCCAACCTCCATTATAATAATTTCCAAATATCTGCCAACCAGATATATTAGACCAATCATCAACATTTAACCACATCGAAATGGTCATTTTTTGTGTTTCTAACAAAGTAGAAGTTGATGGCAAAATAATATGATTGTCTCCATTGAATATATAATATTCAGTACTCTCCTGTAAAACGTTCCTATTAACAATAATACCATTATTGTTATATGGAGATGAATCTTTCAAAGTTGAACTATCCCAACTTTTTATATCTAATGTTTTAGACCCTCTATTATTTTCTGCTGTATAATCCAGGTACGTTAAAAATTGTTTTGCACTATCTCTACCTTGTCTAAAATATTTATATCTAGCACCAGGCTCTAACATCATAGTAGAAGGCAAATCATACACATATGGTTTAGATGGGTCTAATCTTTCATTATATTTTAATGTACTTGAAGACAAAGCCTCATTAGTAGTATAATAAGCAGAATTATAATATCTGTCCACCCATATCTTTTTACCCTCTTGTGTACCATTTAACCAAGAACATAACCAAGTTCCAGTTTCTCTAAAAAATGATGTAGGTTGAGATGGCCCTGGTGCTGTATTTTTATAATTTATAGATAATCCATAAATTCTATCAGATGTTAATGGTGTCTCTCCTGCAATAGCTCCAGATTCTATCAAATTAGAAGAACTTAAAGGAAGTCTTTCACATGATGGTGAATACTGAAATTCTGTTTCTATGTCTGGTTTAAATGATATTTTTGTGCTATTTGATGTATAACTCAAATATATATTATCATAACCATTTTCTTGATTTGTTCCTGTGTGTATTTTCCAATATAATCTTCTTATATATGGATTTTCTTCTATAAAATATGGTCCTTTAGTATAATCATAATCAGGATTTTGATAATTTTTTAAACCACAATAATCAACATTATATACAGCCTCTTCATCTATTATAAATGGTGTATATGTAGGAAACATAATCAAATAATTTTGATTATATCTTCTTTTAGATGTATCGTTATCTTTTATTAAACTATCTATCGGATTTATTGGTTTATTATTATATTCTACTATTTTACTATCTATTATCTTATTTTCATCAAATTTAACTTTTTTAAAACATTCTAATTTAAAAATAAATTCATTAGGAACTCTAAAACTTTGATTAGAAAAACTTACTGTTGATAAAACAATTCTATTATTTGAATTTATTGTTAATGCTTTAGATGCATTAGAACCACATAAAAAGAAACTTATATAACCATCATCATTTAAAAAAAATTCAAATCTTTGATTATTTGTGTATGGTTTTTGTTTTGTTGTAAAATAACAATTAAAGTCGGTATCAGAAGTACATGTTAAAACTAATCCGAACGAATTTTCAATAAAACACAAGTTTTCATCTGTTTCATCTATAGTAATCTTAATAATATCTATATCCGAAAATTCCTTTCTATCTGTTTTCTGTAAAATTAATCTTCTTGCTCCTCCTAGCTTATCTCCACCAAAGTATACAACTGTCTGTGTTGGTGTTATAATATATGCATCCTTTTCACTTATTGGAGTTATAATTTGTTTTAGTTCTGAATATTCAAACGGATTATCTTTATTTTTAAAAATTTCAGATGAAGATAACAAATCTGTTAAAAAAATAGTTGTCTGATTATTAACAGAATAATCCATTGATTGATATAAAAAATTATGACCATTAAATATCATCCCATTATCAAAAAAATATTTTTGATAAATAGACTCAAATTGTCCTCCTTGAAAATTAAATTTTAAAGGATACCAATAAAAGGAAGAAGCATTATTAAATATGGTAATCATGAATAGTCAGAATCAATTGAAAGTTTTTTTTGAATTGTTTTTTTATAAATAACATTAGCTGTATCCTGAAATGGGAAAAAACAATTTATTGAAGATACATCTAATGTTTGATCTTTTAATATGTTTATGCTAACTAATCCAAATTGTTTTTTTGGTCCTCTACATATATGTGAAATGTTAAATGTTTTTGTAATTTTATTATATGTCAATTGAACAGGTTCCACTATTGGAATTTCTTTATAAAATGAATTTATACCAAAATTAAAAGTTATATCAAAAAAGTATTTAACATCTAATATAGATGTATTCATATCAAATTGCTCTAACATATAACTTACTTTAACACCGCTTAAAGTTCCGTTATAACTTTCTACCTTATTTGATGCTATATAAATTTTTCTATTGTTTTCATCAAACCAATAATCAGGGAAATTAGCTCTCCTTGATGATAAACTAGTAGTAAAGTTATTATCTAGTGTTTTTGGTTTAATCTCACCATTTTCCACTATTATTTGATCGAATATATTTCCTCTATTTGTTTCGATAAAAAATACATCTTGAATAACATCAAATCTTAAAATTTGTGTGTTTGTATTAACTTGTTCATAAAAAGTTAAAGAATCAATATCTTTATTATCAACATCCTTATACTTTATAAAAACATTTTTTAATGCTTCTGATACAGAAAGAACGTTGTTATTGGTATCTCTAAACCAAAGCTCTCCTTCCTGTAGGTTTTTTTCATAAAATGTAAGACTAAAATATTTTCCCATTTTATATATTTAGTTTATAAACATCATAATCATCTCCCTTTACTATTGTTGAATCACCTCCCTTTACCCTCCAATCAACAATTGCTGGGAAAACCCAAGATGGTTCTTTTCCTTCGAAGATATATAATATTTTATTATCTTTATCAAACATTTTAGTTTTTATTAAATGAACATTTTTAAAAAATCCGGTTTTAGATCCATCTAATCTTGGTGCTTTTAAATTTATTCTAAATTTATGTTTTATTGGGGTTTCAACACCAAACATATATACGTTTATATTGGCGTATATTGTTTTTTTAAACTCTTCATTTAAATTATATGTATGACTTTTTTTGAAATTTCGAGGATCTCCAGACTCCTTAACAAAAGGATAATTTAATATATTAGATGAGTCATAACTAGATGGTAATAATTTTTGTGTTTCTATAATACCATCACCCCAATCATATACTATTTTATATATTTTAGATGTAAAATTAAATTCATTTAAATTTGAAGCAGGTAACGAATTAAAAGGATTTATATTAAAAATAAAAGGCGCATACTGATTTATAGTAACTTCTCTATCAGAACTTACTAATGACATGGTTGTTTCGTAAATTTTTAAATTCATATTATTGCAATGGTGTTATATTATTTTCACAACATGAACTTTTAGCATAAAACCATGTTTTAGATATTACTTTTTGGTTTTGTTTATCTATAATTGTTGGATAATCAGTAGGAAAATCTCTTCTTAATTCTTTGAAAGATATAGGATTTATATTACATGCTCTTATCATAGGTTTTGTTATATTATAGGTAGACATAGCTTTCCAAGACCAACAAAATGGAGATAAGCATTTATCAATTTCTCTACCAGTTTCACTTGAAATAGAAACAACATTAATATCTAAAAATTGTTTTAATGAAATTAAACTATTATATATTTTTTCTAATTCTCTATTTATAACTGATGGAGTGTGTAGTTCGTTTACACCAACATAAACATTATTATTCTCTATATCATCACCTAAATATGGTCTTTGTTCTACCTTTATGGGGGTTAATCTAAAATATGTTATAATTCCCGCTGAAGTACTTTCTGATGTTAAATCTAACTTAGATTCTAATGAATTTTTAAAATTCATTATGTTACTAATTAATCTACTAAAAACTCTATTTATTACAATATCTTGGTTTAATTCATCTTGTTTAATTAAAATTTGATCTAAACTCCAATATTTTTTTTGAATTCCTTCACCTGTTTCCAAAATATCAGTTATTTCTTGACATTTTACTATATGACTTTTACTAAGAATTAGAATATCTCTGTCTACACCATTTTTCCCACCAACATACAAATCTGTAGGTATATCTAAATTATCCATGTATAAACCTAGTGATGTATACTTGAATATATTACTAGTGGGTGTTGTTGTATTTATTGTTGAATCATTAGTTATTACATAAAAAAATTCACCAGAAGTATCAAAAAATATTTTAATGGGATTTAAGTTACTAATGTTCGTAATATCTATTTTAGATAATATATTATTTGATTTAAAATCAAATACATAAATTGTAGATTTGGTTAAAACATACAAAAAATTACTTTCTGGATTTATAGTTATACATATTGGTATATCTGTATCGAAAATATCATTTTTATAAGTAAAAATCCAGTCTAAATTATTATTATAACTTTTTATACATTTATTATTATAATCCAAAACATACACAAATTCATTAACATATAAAACCTGTATAGGATTATTAAACGTAAATGGATCTAAATCATCACCATAAGATCCAATATTATATGTTATAGAGAAAGTGGGTTCGTATTTTTCATATATACTATTATTAAAATCATAGTCTATATCTATTCTATATAGCTTATTTTGAAAAGAATCCAAAATAAATAATAGTTTACCATCGTCAGATATATCTATTGATACAACTTTTGTAAACGTATTTATAAAATCGTCTTTATTAACAAAATTAATTGGAACTAAAGTATTAGATTTTTTAAAAATTTTTATTCCTCTATCATCTAACGTAAATAAAAGGTTATTAGTTTCACATACATCGTTTAAATTTAAAAATCCATTATTTATTGGTACAGAAGATGGTTCGGTATAAAAATCTTTTTTATAATTAGGAGTATGCCACGACAACCCATCAGCCACCATAGAACCATTAACACCAACCCATCCATAATACAAAGAAGGAGTTTTTGAGTTTAAAATTCTTGTATTTGCTTTCAGGTATTCTAGATTATCATATAGTTTTTTTATAGAATTATTATAAACACTATGAACACCAAATTCATTTGGATTTATTTTTATATCATCAAACTTGTAAGGTAATTCTAAAATATTTTCACCTAATATTCTTATATCTTCTTGAGAAAACTTAGGCCACTCATTATATATTTTTATAGGATTTTCTAAATAATATGTTTTTGAAGTATTATTAACATATGTAACTGTATAATTTATATAATAATCACCTACACTTTTAAAAGTATATGTTACATTATCTGGTAATGGTGTATTAGGGTCTAAATCCAGAACAATATCATTTACATTATTTTCTCCTGTAGAAATTTTTATAGTTTTAACGTTATTAGATGTGTTTAATGATTTTGGTACATCAAACTTAAAAAATATTGGCTTATTTACTAAAGCATAGTATGAAGATATAAAGAATCTAGGTTCAGCTGTATTATTTCCTGTAGTTATAGTAGCCATTAATAATATTTTATTTATTATTATTTATCTTATCTACCACAGAAATACCAGTTAATAAATATTTCTATAAATTATTACAACTAATTTATAGAAATGTTCAAAACAAACCAGCGTCTATTAATACATCTGTTAATTTTCCAGAAATTGATACATCTCCAACAAAAGATGAATTACCGAAAACAGACACACCACTTAAAACTGATATATCACCATCAATTGTACCACCACTCAAAGGTAAAAAATTAGAATGACTATAACTTATAGGAATAGAATTATCCCAATTAGCAGAATTTGAACTTACTGTAGTGTAAACAGAATTCCAATTTGAAGAAACGGAATTTACTGATGAAAAGACTGAATTCCATTCAGTAGAATTACCATTTATGTCATAAATAATAGAATTTGAACTAATTTCACCATTTACAGTGAAATCTTTATTTGGATTTGATACTTTTACACCTACATTCGGATTGAGAGAATTAAGTCCACCAATATGTAATACTTCAACATTTTGATCTATATCATAGAATGAAGCAATATCCGAATCCCCATCATTACCAACATAGAATGCTGGACCAGCACCTACATGTATAACACACAATGATGTGGTAGTAGAGAAAATAGTATTTGAGAATGTCTGTGTACCAGTAGCACTTAAATTACCTAAAATAGTTACACTACTTAGAAATAATACATTACTTGTTATCTTACCACCACTCAAAGGTAAAAAATTAGAATGACTATAACTTATAGGAATAGAATTATCCCAATTAGCAGAATTATTTAATACAGTAGTATATGCAGAAGAACCTATTCCATGTATAAAACTATCTACCTCTAATAATCTCCAATACTCCGACATGTAGTTACCAGATGAGTCTATCGGTGCAGGAAATCCATATATATCCGGTAGTTCTTTTATACAAATATAAAACTTATTATCAGGTGTATTAAGAACATCTAAATAATCATTATAAGTAGGTTTATCATTTAAAACTATATCGTTTACAGTATAGTTAGGTGGGAAAAATGATGAATATGCAAAAGAACCTCTAAAAAAATGTTTGTAGTATTCCCACGAAGAACTATTTGCTTGTACTTGAGTAGTGACATCTTCCCAAGAAGAACTAATATCTTTTACTGAATTATAAACAGAATCCCAATTAGAAGAATTACCTAAAACAGTAGTATAAACAGAATCCCAGTTGAGGTTTGCTTCTATTGAGTCATAGATAGATTCCCACTTAGAAGAATTACCTAAAACAGTAGTATAAACAGAATCCCAATTAGATGAGGTTGAACTTACTGATGTATAAATAGAATCCCATTTAGAAGAATTACTTAATACATTGGTGTGAACAGAGTTCCAGTTTCTAGAATCTCCTGTTTTATCATAAATTATATTATTTGAGCTAATTGACCCAATTACAGTTAAACTTTCATTAGGAGTTTTTGTATTTACACCAACTTTATTATCACCAGAATATAAAACTACGTTACCTGAACCAACTTCTAATGATGCGTTTATCTTTAAAGAAGATAATATATGTAAATCACTAGTTATTTCCCCACCTGTTATAGAAACAAAATTTGAGTCAGAATAATTTTTAGACCTATCATATATAGCAGATAAATAAACTGTATTTCCACCTGTTAGTTGCAATGAATCATCTTCATCATTCCAGTTTATATACTGTACATAATTAGCACCAGCTGCCCAATAGGAAGAAAACGCACATAAAGTTGTATAAGCACTTTCCCAACCAGATGAAAGACTCTTTATATCCGACCCCTGATAATTCCAATTTACGCTAGAGTTTTCACTTAATGTGGTATAAATGTCGTCTGATCTTTTAACAAAATCATATCCAGACAAAATAATAGAATTTGCATTAATTGTACCAGCAGTTAAATTAGCAAAAACACTTAAATCGTTATATAAAAGGTCAGTTATTATCATAATTAATCAATATCAAAAAGTCTTAAATACTTAGTATTTCCATTGACTATAATTTTAATAAATTCATTACTTGATGTAATATTTTTGGTAGCAGTATAGCATTCGTTTGTAAACTTAACAGAAGAAAGATCTATTAAATTACAATATACTGTATCTGTTGAGGAAATTGAACCAACAACTGTCAACTTATTGTTTGGGGTTAGTGTACCTATACCAACATCACAGGATGAAGTTATAATAAATGGTGTAGTATCATCTAATTCGTTCTCTATTAAAAGTAAATTTCCATTACCAGTTTGAGTTATCTTTAGAGCCGTATTATCTGAATTTGTCTTTATTATTTGATTTCCATCCAGATCTATACTTGATTGAAAATCAAAGGTACCAACTTTGATAGAATCATTAAAAAATACATCATTATTAAAAGAACTATTTCCTGAACATTGCAATGTTCCGTTTATAAAAATATCACCATTTAATGAGGTAGTATCAGATACATTTAAAAAATCAGCATTTATATTTGATATATCAAAAGAGTTAACATTAGCCGTTAAGCCACCATTAACCATTAAGTTGCTAATTATGACATTACTACTCAAATGACCTATTATTGTGTTTGATCCAGATGAAAGTGTATTAATATTTGTTATTGAACCATTAATTTCTGTAATATTTTGTATATTTCCTATAAAAACATTTCCTGAATTTTCTTGATTATTAATAAAAGTATTTTTAATAACACCATCATTTTCATTATTGATTTCTGCTACTACACCAGTTATTGTAGATGAACTATTGTTGTCACCTATATCTATATAACCACCTGATAAGGTTTTAATACTAATTAATTCATTAGAAATTAAATATAAATTAGACCCATATATACGATTTATTAATTTTGTATTACCAAAGTTAATGGATAAATTATTAACATCAATTTTTTGAGTTTCAATATTTTCTAATGTTTGATATTGAACACTTGTTAGGGAATCATTTCCTGTTGTTATTGATGTTGCTAGAAATACGACTGTGGAAGTATTATTAATATCATTAATATTTGCTATTAACGAATCATAATCAATAAAGTTTAAATATTTGAAATCACTAGTTAAATTGGTGTTTATAGAAAAAATACTAGAATTTATTTCTGTTTTATTTAAATTATTTCCTAGAAATAATGAACCAGTATTATTTGACGTGTTTATATATGTATTGTCACTGTCACCAGAATTTATAACAATATTACCATCAAAATATAAATTTCCACTTAAATTTGTAGTTCCTATTATATTATTAGTAGACCTTAGATTACCTAAAGAAAAATCATAAACATCATCATCACTTACATTTATTTTTATATTACCAGATGAAGATATGTCTCTGGTAAACATATATCCATTTATATAAACATCAGAACTTAAATTACCTATTATAGTGCTTACAGAATCTGTGTCAGTATTAATTAGTACATTACCATTTAACTTAATTAACGAAGAAGATGTACCTATATTTACAGTTGAATTTTCATAACCTATATTAGAATCTCCATAAATATCTAAATTAGTGGATATTAAATTGTCAGATGAAACTGTGTTTATATTTGCAAATGGACTAAAAATATAACTATCTGAGCTTATATTACCAGAAACAGTTAATGATTCGTTTGGATTATCTGTTTTAATTCCAACATTAGCCGCTGTAGCATCACGACCATCAACATGTAAGGCTATTTGATTTCCATCGAAAAATTGTGCAATAGGAAAATTAAATTCTTGTTTTACAGTTAAAACATTTCCATTACTACCGGAAAGAAACAATGATGATGCTTCAGATACAGTAGTATTAAAATAAGTTATACCACTAAGAGCACTTAAAGAACCACTTATTAAAACATTACCATCAACGTATAATTTATTACCGGTATTTGAATAAATTTCTCCTACATTTAAATAATTTTGAATTACAGCTGAGTTATTTACATTTAATGTATCTATAAAAAAATCTTGATTCTCTACATTTATATAATCCTTTATATCTAATAATTTTGTTGCTCTTGTTTCATAACCATTATCATCTGATCCTACTACAATTGGTATTAAATCATAAGAAGAAAGAGGTAATGTTGTTTTATCTAAATGTCTGATTTCTATAGGTAAAAATTCACTCATATTGTTATTATATAATTATTATTTACTGCTAAAACATCGTATGTGGACAACATTCCTGTTTGAGAACTAATACTACTTACTTTACTATATAATGTTTTATATTGTTGTGTGGTTTCTTCATTGCCAATACAATAGGAATAAACTGTATCCCATAATTCTCTATCTTCTGTATATGCTGTTAATGAATAGTTATTAAACGTGTAATCGGTTATTTTAGATGCAACTAAAGCAGATGCTGTTAATATAAATGATTCTACTTCATAATCAGATATGTTCAGTGGATAATATGGATCACCTACAGTTAAATAAAAAACATCCAAGTAACCATTGGACACAGCTGGCATTTCTGCTGATACTACCCAATATTTAGAACTTAATTGATATGTTACAAAAGAATTTTCATAATCTATAATATTTGGTGAATTTATAGGATCTGTTTCTAATATCTGTTTTACTTTTATTATTCTGTTTTTATCTAAATTTACAGAAACTGTTTCAGGATAAAATAATAACTTAATTGGTTGATATTTATCCAATTTTGGATTAATGTTAATTATATTTTGGTTTATTAGATTATCATCTAAATCATAAACTCTTGATTCTGTTTGAGATGTTATAGGATAATACAGTAAATCTAATTCAGTAGAACTTAAATTAGGTAATAAGTAATAAGAATATCCGCCTGATGATTTAAAGAATCTGTTAAATGCAGTTACAGATAATGTCATTCCTTCATCTAAATATATTTCTGGATATATTGGAATTTTAAGATCGTTTATTCTAATTTCATTAGACCCATATATACTATATTCGCTAGGTGTATCAATTATTTGAGAAGATAATATATTTAATTTATTAGACGTATTAACACCAAAAACAATCTGAACTGGATCGTTGGCTTTTAGTTCAAAATCCTGAATGCCTTGTAATATTATATCATAACTTTGATATCCATTTATTAAATTTCCGTACGTTTTTCCTGTTAAATATGTTTTATAAGTAGAATCATAATCGTCTAAAGATAATATTTTTAAAAATTTATTTGTTTTCTTTGGAACTTTTTGTTTTGTATATGCATCATAATAAAAATCCGGAATCCAAACAAATTTTGGAATGGAAAATATAGTAGGGAATGTATCAAATTCCATAGCTGTTGATATAACAACAGTTGCATTTTTCTTAAAATTATAAAGTTTGTTCCAATTTTGTATAGAAACATTTTCAGCAATTAAACTTATATCATGTTCATAATATGCATTTTTCTCAATTTCTGTAAATTTTATATTATAATCTACTGATGTAGTGTAGTTTGTAACAGTAAAAAAATCTACCAAATTATAATTATTTGAAATATAATCCGAACTAAAAGATGAAATAAGAGTATTATCATCAGAAGAAAAAATGTTTATTGATGATAACCAATAATCAACATAATAAGAAGTGTACTCGGTTTGATTTAAATTTATAGTACATGTATAAAAAACTTTACTATAAACATTAGGCAAACTATTAATGACATTATACCCCTGTGTATCATTAAATGATGACGTATAAAAAGAAGTAGTAGTTACATATAAAGATGTAGCTAATGGATAAAAATTTATATCATAATAAACATGTTCTAATGTTTGATTTTTAGAACTTAATAATGAAATATCTAAATAAGAACAAAGTAAATCAAACTGTGTTTGATTTAAAATAGGAACTGATGATATACCATTTATATATTCTAAATTTCTATAATTTTTTATATTATAAATATAGTTATTGAAATCATAGGTTAATAACGGATCAAAAAACCCAGATACATTTTTTACATAACTACTAGTATAAGTATAGTTAGTTTGTAAAGAAGAAGATAATGGTGATTTGACAGAATTTATCACCCATTTTAGAGATGAAATATCAGTATTAAAATTATTTATATTAGTAGGACTTAAATTTAAAATATTAGTTCCAATTGGTGGTCTGGTCATGGAACGTAAATTGCTAATAGTATCTACTAAAAATGTATTTTCGAATTTAGGATAAACTATTTTAAAATCTGTAGAAAATATAGATGTATCCGGATATGAATTTACATAAATTGTTTCACTTCCTGTTATTATTTGACCTGAATCATATACTTCTACACTAACATCAAAAGGATAAAATTTTTCAGATAAAGATATATCAACATCAATTAATACATATAAACTACTAATATTGTTTGCTAATAATATATTACTCTCGGTGTATATGGGTAGATCATTTATATAATTTTTTTCATAAAATAAATCTAAAGATGATACTAGTTCAATATCAGAATTTAAAGAGAATGCAGTTATTTGTAATACATCATCTACTGTATTAATATTATCAAAATCCCATTTCCATAACAAAGAAGATTCATCTCCAACATTAAAATAATCATTAAAAAAAGGAACTTTACAATCCAGTTTTAATAACTTTATTTTATTTCTATCATCAACTATATCATACACAACATCTATTCTTTTTTCATAATATAAATCAAATAAATATGGATCTACATATAAAGTAGTTTTTGTTTCATAAAATACTGCTGATAATGTAACATAAAATGGTTTATTTGTTATTCCTGATATTTTTATTTCATTTGAAATATAAAACGGATAAGATGAGTTATTTTGTAATATAGTTAAGTCATCACCTATAGGTGCTGTTTTTGTTTTATTTTCTATTATTAAATCGTCATAATCTCCATCAATAGTCCATACAATATTAGACATTGTTAAATCTATATTTTCCTGATCACTGGTTAGTCTAGCAACGGATAAAGTAATACTAGATATATCTTGATTTAATGTATCTATTAATATAGGATTTATTAAATTTCTAGGTACATAATCAGTACCGATAGGAAATGTTGTTGACCAATAAGCATCAAAATTTCCTAATAGTGTAGATAATGATGGTTTAATTGTTAAATCTGTACCACCATAGGTTAAATTATATACAACTCTCAAATAACATCCAGAAATAGCCCTCACATATGAAGGATTCAATATATCATATTCAGATGCTATTACATATTTCTGTTCAGAGTTGACGTATGTAGAACTTAAAATATATGCTTTAATTCTATCTTTTATGAAAGATTGATCAGTATTTGCTATTTCATATTTAATATAATCATAGTCACCATAGTCTTTCAATGGAAGCTCTATCAAATCAAAGTCTGAATAAACAGATGTATATAAATCAATTTCAGAATAGTGTTCTTCAAAATTTTCACTAATAGTATTTTTAACATTAGATAAAACAGTAGAAGATAAATAAAAATTTAAACAAGTTTCGTTTTCAAACTTTGTAAACTGTTTATTATCATTGTAAGATACTTTAAAACTATAATAATATGGTGGATATTTTAATTCCCAATTTACACAATTATTATGATTTGTTAAAGATGTTGGGGTATTTAAATTTATAGAAGGAAAGCTTGATAAACTATATACAGTAGAATGAACTGTTTCGTTATCTAAAATAAAAGAAGAATCTGCGATATATCTAGCTTTTAAAGAAGTATTTGGAACACCTGATATTGGTGTAAAGATAGCATAAGAAGCATCAAAGTCTATAATTCCTCTGTTTTGATATCTGAAATTACACGTATCATAATTTAAAAACGCACTTAAAACACAGTTTTCTAATGATTCCATGCTTTTTGATGGATCAATAGCAGATTGAAGAAGTTGAAAAGTTAATGTTTTTTCGGGATGATTATTATTTAATATATATGAAGCCTCTAAGGAATTGTCCGTATCTATACTATAATCATCATATGTATCTCCAATAGATCTAATTGTATTATTTTTAGATGTATAATCTATATATTGTATAAAATAAGAAAGTTTTATTGTATCAGGTCGTATTTTACAACCTAATTTTTCTAAATTAACATTATATGTTATTGGATTATAACTATCTGTAAACTTTATTAATTCTTTATTACCTTGTGTTATATTTCCAGATAAACTATATTTTATACTACTCAAAGAAACTGTGTTTAAAGGTAATATTGCTGGTGCCTTTGAAAGATATTCACTATGTTTTCCCTTTATTATATTAGAATAATATTGATTAGAAAATTGAAAATTATCAGAACTTAATAATACAGAAGATGTTTGAAATGAATATGTTTTAGAAGTTAATTGTAAATATGTTGTTTTATAATTTACAGATGTAAGATTTATCAATATAGTAAAATCATTATAATAATTTATATTGTTTAATATTTCTGTTTTTTTGATCTGGTATTCTACGTCATTTAAAAAATAATTAATAGATGTTTGCGGAAGATAGTATGAATAAGAACTTAATGATGTATTAGTTATACTTATATCAATAGAGCTATTAAAATTAAGTACAGTTGAGAAATTTATGGAACTAGTTCTTTGATACCAAACAGAATATATATCTGTTCCAAAACTTTCATAAGAAGTAACTACATTATATAATGATGAAAGAATAGGAGACGTAATAACAGAAGCACTTAATTGAGCACTTGTCTGTTGTATGGTTGTATAAAAATAATTTAATTCAGACAATGATGAAAAAGTATTATTTAATGTGTCTGTTGTTAAATTAGCATAATTTGTTAATACTTCTGTCTTTTTAGGATAAAGAAATAATTGTGTAGGATACGTAACAACACCAAAAAAATTATTATCGGTTGTTCTTAACATCATACAACCAATATGATTACCAAAATTATTTTTTCTTATTGATGATGGTGTCCATGTTATAGTAGTATCCGATTCTATTATAGTTTCTATTTCATAATTATTATCATTATAAACAAATGATTTATTAGAACTTACACCTATGAAAGAAGGTGAAAACCCAATATTTGGTGATGAATATTCTTTTTTAACAAGATTATTATCTTCAGAATAATATGGAGAAATTATAAAACTTGTTGGTAGATTTATATATCTAAAATCAATGACATCACGATTTATATTAAAAACATATTTTTCATAAGGCCAACTTCCGACTATAGACAACAAATAAGGGTTCATTATTACAATAATATAATTATACTAAAACATACTAAATCAATTCTAATCCCTTCTGCAATTCAAAGTCTATGATTCTATCAACAGTTCTGTTGGAATCATACCAAGTTTTTATATCTTGTTTTTCAGAAATAGTTGTTTGTGGATTGGACCAATCTATGTAATTTTCTATCATATTTGAATTAGATATAGGAACGTATTCAAAAAATTCATAAGATTCGTACCATCTAAGTGGTAATCCTATAGATGTAGCTAACTCTGTTATCGTATATTTATTTGAGTTATTTAATAATCCTGTGTTTATTTTTCTATACTTGGACTTCATATCTTTGTATTTTAATACAACAGGATTTCCAGCAGTTACTTTATATTCTACATCAATTATTTTTTTACCTCTATTAGATATTTTTTCTCTACCACAAAATTTACATGTTTCATATGCATACTGATTCAATTTAAAGGTGTCCCCACATCTACATTGTACACCTATCAATTTTTTCGGAGATATTGAAAGAAAATCAACTATTCTAGATATTCCATTAGGAAATTTTATTTTATATGTTTCGTCGTTGTAATCTATTTTAGACATTATATCATATAGATGTTTTACGTTACATAGGTCTATATCTGCTGTATTTGATACAAAATTTGCTATTTTAGAATATGTGGAAATACCTAAATCATCAGGAGAAAAGGGGAATGTTCCTAATATAGATCCAAAAAATCCACTCTGATTGCTAGTAACAGAAGTAAACATAGAAGAATCGAGAAGTTCTTTCATAGAATCATATGCCTGATTAATTCGATATCTTAATAAAGATATTGCCTCTTCATCTTGGTTAAGACGATCAACCTTTAATAAGTCTTTTAATTGATCCTGAAGTGATCTAATCAATCCTGTAATATCGTATAGATTGGCTTGTGTTATTTCATCATCATACATTTTATTATTATAAAGAAATGGACTTTCTTTTAATGTCTTCATATGACTAACATCATACATGTATCTAGACATATCAAAATTTTCATTAATATTAAAAACCTTAAAACTATTTGTTCTGTTAAATGATATTAATGGAGATTTGGTTGTTATTATTATTTTATTTGGTGTTTTTTTGTATGTGAATTTATAATTCCATCTCCATCCAACAAAATCTCCATTTGATCTTATACCTAATGAATTTTTTGATTCTTCTAAAGAAAATGGTGTTATTAATTGACCTTGATTATTTACTTTATATGAAATATTAGAAGGATTTATATAGAAACTTTTTTCTTCTAAAAAAGTATCAGAATTAACAACATGAACTAAATTATCAATAGAATTTAAAACATAAATTTTATTATTAATATTATAAGAAATACCTTCTATAATATTTTTAACACCATCGAATTGTTGCTTTACGTTTTTTATGTTTATTTTATTGACTAAACCAGTTTCTGTTATTCTACCAACACTATTAAGACCATAGTTAAATATTATAGATTCATTTTTATCTATAGATAAATGTTTTATGAAAGGGAACGTTGTTAAATTTTTTATAGTAGAAAATGTTGATGTATTTAATATTTCTATAAAAGAATTATTGCTATAATTAGGTTTTAAATCTTTTCCTAAATGACCATTATTTACAACATAAATTTTATTATTAGGTGAAACTAATATATTACCTAGAAAACAATTATTATATTCTTTAGACGATAATAAAGAAGTTAAAGAACTGTTATATTTCAATAACACACTTTTCTGTGTTTGATCTCTATATATTCCACTAATATATAAATTATTATCCTTATCTACATCAATAGAAATAGGGATTATATTATTTAAATTCAAAGAAGTTAAAAAAGAACCATTGTCATCAAATTTTAATATATGTCTAGATCCAATTAAACTTGCATACAAATTTAAATTTTTATCTAATACTAAATTATTAGGAATTAAATTAGATGAATTAAAATTTATTTTTAATGTTTTTAGGTTTATATTTCTATAAATTTTACCATCACAGGTTACTCTGTATATTTTATCTAATTCCACATCAGAAACCCATGCATGGTAAGTTGGAAAGTTCAAAGCTGCCACAGAATGCAAACCACTCAAATATCTACTATTATCAAAAATACTAGACAAGTGTGGTATTTTTTTTGTCTCCATTGGTATTTCATAAGAAATACAAGTATCCATATTTTTATTGTTTTTAACAGAAGGAATTGGTTTATTCTGTTTTATAAATAGTTTATTATAATTTGTTATTGAATTTGTATAAAAATATTGTGGACTATTAATAATACTATTAGTAGTAAAAATATATTGAGATACATTTATTTTAGATGTTATTGGATTTAAAATCCATATATTAGGATTATAATTATTTGCTTCTAGATTAGGTTCATTAAATTCTGCTTTTGATGAAAATTGAATGACACTTGAATTAATTTGTTTATAGGTATTTCTATAATAACCACCTGTTAATAATTTATCATCATCTTTATACTTTATATACGGAATTTCTATTTTTGTAAAAAAAGAACTTAACGGTAATTTAGTTGAGTTTTCTATTATTTCTAAATTTATACTAGGTTCATTTAAAGCTGGTACATAATGAGCAAATCCACCATCTCTATCATATAAACGAATAGAATTTTCTGTATTATGATTATCAGGAAATATTGGGTTGTTATAACCTATTGTCATAACAAAAGGAACGTCAGATCCTTGCCATGGATTTTCATTTATAGGATTTACACCATTTCTAGTATATTTTATTACTTCTGGATTTCTCCATAATGTAACATAAGGACACCATGTTTGTGCTGTATTATTAGCATTACTAGGATGAAGTCCATCTATGTTATCTGTTGACTTATTATTTCTTATTAGATTACTTCTTAAAGTAGCCCATATAGTAGTATATTGTTCATTTTTTATAACCTGATCTTGGTTATACCAATCATCTATAAAATAAAAACTAGCTTTTTCTCTTACTCCTACAAAATAACCACCAGTAGAAACTCTTTCACCAAATTGATTTATTCTGATATCTTCAACTTTGGTTGTTTTAATATGTCTAATAGGTCGTAATGATGGTGATGTATCTAAAAATTTCCATTCTGGTCTTAAAAATGAATTTTTATTAGGGACATCTAACATATCATATGATCTAGAAAATTGCGCATATAAATCCACAATATTTTCTTGTCCATTTGTTATGGGTGATGTTATTTCTAATTCAAACGGAAATCTGTTTATATGACCAGCATAGGTTGGAGGAGGAACCTTTGTAAATTTTATAGAATCGTTAATATATTCTTGAATTGTTATAATTTGATAATCTTCGTATACGAAATTATCTGTGGTAGTAACAACCATTTTTATCTCAAACATACCAGAAGAATCAAACGTAACTCCTGTTAATATTGGTTTATTTGATATTATACCATTACCTAAGTCCCACTGAATATATTTAATTCTTTCGTTATTTGTTCCAAATAAATCTTTATTTGGAACAAATGAAAAATTTGTAGATCTAGCATATAATGGATCTGTTTCATTCCTAACAGTTTTTATTATATCAAATTTATTTTTTGGTACAGACTTTATAACAAAACTAAAAGAAACAATGTTTGTATATAACTTACCTTTGTTTAAATAATCAACAGAAGCAGTGACATTATAAGTTCCATCATTAGTAAATTTTTTTGTTGTTACTTTTTCGGTTGTTTCTTGTATTTTAGAATTATCACCCCAAGAATATTTTACTCTTTGAAACGCATTATCTCCATATACACTACTAGAAAAGGTAAAAATAGTTTGATTAGCAAATCCTTCATATGTTGAATTAGAAGTTGATGTGACAGTAATCATATCATTTAAAATTGAGTTGCTTCTGTTTCAAATGTTTCGTTATAAATTTCTATCTTTTTAGAAATATTTTCTAAATCATTAAAAACAGGAAATTTAAATTCATCTAAAATAACGTTTTGTGTGTAAACTTTTCTGTCATTGCTTGGATAATAATAATTCCAACATAATAAAGATAGTCCATCTGTTACTTCATTTGTTTTAGTGTTTATTGTTTTTATAAATTTAACATCATCCAATGATAAAATATTTGTAGTAATTCTATTAATGTCAACATATTTCCCTAATGTACAATTTTCATGTAAGAAAGCATCATTAAAAATATTGATTATTTTACTAATAATCATAGAATCTGATAGTGTTGTTGTTCTTGATTTAAATATTCTTAGTTTAGTATTAACTAACTCATCTAAAGATAGATTATTTGTTATGGTGGGAACATAAAAATCAAACATCATATATACTGGATCTAATGGAACTATTTCTGTTGTTAATATTTTCCATTTATCTAGTTGATTCAATATCATTTCTTTTTGAGGTGGATTTAAAAATGATTGATTTTTAGATTTAGGAACAGAACAAAAATATAAATTATTAAAATTACATGCATTTGAAAATTTAACCTGATTGAATAATAAATTCAATTCTTTACCAGGATTTGATAGTCCAATTTCATATATGTATTTCATATAATTCATCAAATATTCATTGTTGTTAAATATCTTAACATCCCGTATTAAATCAGAAAAATTATTTTTTATATATGATTCATAATCTATTTTAGTTGTTAATCTATATTGTGATCTAAAGTTTTGTGGTGCGTTTCTTCGTATGTCATCAACAGTTTCTTCGTTTTTAAAATCTGTTGATGGATATGCATTGTTAACAAAAACATTTCTTAAATCACTAATAGTCAAATAATTTGCATTTACAGAATTTGTGTCTTCTAATACATTTGGATATAATAATGAATTATATCTAACAATGAACTGATTGTTTAAACCACCAGTTCCTATTGATACATTACTCTCTGCATCTATTCTTAGATAATAAATTAAAACTTGATCACCTGAATTTAATTTTTTACCATTGATATCATTTCCGAAAATTATTTCATATCTTTTATTTTCAT